AATACGGCGTGTTTAGCCTTTTCTAACATTTGGCAGGTAAGGCACGGATCATCTCTCATAATCCATGCCCCACACTTATTGCATCTGATTGGTTCGCTCATGCGCTCTTTCCAATAGGACATCAACCATCTCTAAGAATGGCCTACACTCACGCTTTTGCACCATGTAAAACCTATCTTCATGATCCCTTTGTGCATCATAATAGGTTCTTATTGTCCATTTAGGCTTTGTGCTAACTGGTATAGCAAACAGGTGATGAGTTGTCTGACTAATTATCACATAGGCAAAAGGTTTGACCATCTTGCTATCAAAGCCACTAACCGTATCCACAATCAGTGGATTATGTGGAAAGTCATCAACATCCCTAAAACTTCTGCTACTACTTTTAACTTCTAATACAAGCCCATCAACTATGACATCCTTTTCATTTTTGGTTTTATCTTGTATCTCCATTAAATTACTAGCCATTGTGAATTCAGGTACTTCTACCCCTGGTATTCCAAAACTAGTCAAAAGATCTGCCACATAAAGGTTATAGCCATGACCTTCTAGCATTGCTTTGTGATAATTAAATTTACCCATTGGTTATAGCCATACATCTAGGACATGTGCCATCTGACAAGATCCTGGGATCATCACACCACACGCAACGCAAGTGATCAGGTACAAACTCATTAACCACACCACTATCAGTGAATGTAGATTTAAGGCCATCAGGTCTAATTATTTCTAACTCACCCATTGTTAGCACCTGGGAAGTACCACTTACCTTCTTTAGACATTTTTGCCCAAATAGCATCACAACCTTTTGGACATGTATAACCATAAAAAGGCGTTCCGCGACCCTTTGCAATTCCCTGTTTAAGAATCATCTGCCCATGCTTGCAATATTGAACTGCCGGTATATCTGATGCAACTGCATCAACTACCTGATCCAAACTCATTGGCGTTGGATCTACATCAGGCTTTTTTTCTTCTTCAAATTGATGGCGCATAATTCTTTCCATCAATGCTGACTTGCTACCAGGTTGCCCATAAATAGCCTTTGACATAGGCGTGCTTTCAGGTATCCTAGATAGCAATTCAGAATTTAATTCTTCAGTAGGTGTAACTGCCCAGGTCTGCCTATTCTTAGCCGCAATCACCTCTTGCTTTGATGCAACTCTTTTAGTTGCAGTTTTCATAGCCGCAACTATGGCTCTACCCCATGCGCTTGTTTCACATATCATTAGTTCAGATCCGGCTGTCATGCCTTTACCTGGGATTTGTTCCCAGGCACATGCAACACCAGGCCTTACATCATGTGGATCACGGTAACAAGCGGCTGTATAAACAATATATATTTTATCTGCTACTTGTACGATCTCATAAGGTTTATTTGGGTTATATGGTTGCAATGATGCTTCCGGATATAACTCTTTAAGTTGAGCAATGCGCTCAGCCACATCAACATAATCATTCATGTTCATTAGTTATTTTCCCTGTCCCAAAGGCTTACAACCTTTTCCATTAAGTAATCATTATCTTCCTGCAATTGCTTTGTACGCAATGTTGGATGATTGGTTGAAGGATAATTACTCACTGTATATTTTTGTACCTTCACGCTTGCTTGTCTTGTATCGGCACTGCCGCGTTTGTAGCCACTCTTAAAACCTTTATCGTAGCCATTTTCAACTGCAATAATCCAGGTTGCAACTAATAACAGTGCAACTAAGGTAAATAGGATTATTACCATTAACCAACCGTATATTTCATAGTTCATATTTCACCGCTTCCTTGAACTTGTCTAACCAATAGGCTTCAACCATTTTGGCTGATAACCTTCCTCTAACCTGATGTGCGCCAATAGCCTTCTTAGCGTGTTGTCTGATTAGAGAAGCCTTTACAAAATGCTTACGCTTTTCATCAACATAAGCACCTGATTGTTTATCGTATTTAACTAATTCCAACACATCACCTTTTCTAACTCAGCCGGTAATTGCACCGGATCAACATTATTGATTACATGGTAAGTAGAACCATTTGGGTGTATAGATGGTGGAAGCACTACATAGCCTTTGTGCTTGATATCTATACCAGGTATTAACTTGCCTTTGAATTGCTTACTCTTATCTGCAAGGTAATAAAAGTGATAGCCATTATCTGTTTTAACCGTATGGGTATTACTGGTTACACATAACCGCCTATAAGATTCCCATAAAGTTCTTGATGCAATATTGCGTATATCAAAATCCAATACCACTAGATTTGATTGTGCAATTGCTAAACCAATATTTAGATCAGGTTTGCTAAACCATCTTTCAATCTGTTTGATGTCCAGGGTTGCATCTAGGTAGCCATGTCGTAAGCATGGTGCAGGTTCTTTGGATTGTGGTTTTAATGGCATCACAAACCAACCCTTTTCTGCATACGTTACGGCGTTCAATGGTTCACCTTTTGGTTGTGTACATACTCAGCCAATAAACCAAACAATTTAGATTTTAATCTACGCACCGCATCATCAGGTGTTTTGCCATAAGATGAAAATTCACCTAATACATTTGATGTTGATGCAACATAATTATCTTGATCTTTTGCGTAATGAAAATCAATCTTAGTTTGCAATACGCTTTCAATTGTTGTTAGCATTATTTACCCCCCAATCTATGTAATCTAAATTCTTCTTTAACTTTTTTAACTGCATCAGTTTTGTAACCGCGTGATTTAGGAAGATTTTTGAAAGTGCTAAAACTTCCACATGAGCAACTTGCAGATACATAATAACTTTTACTCATTGCTGTAATTTTTAATGTGTGTGTCATTATTTTGCCCCTTCCATCTTGTATCTTGTACATATACTGCCAACATATTTACCACTTGCAGTTTTAGTTAAATCAATAACAATATTTCTATTTCTTAACATAACTGCTAAGGCGGGTACATCAGAAGCAAAATGAGAATAAACAGTTATTTCACCGCTACCATTTCTTGATGCTGTAACATTCAAATCATTATCTGCAATAACTTGTCGTACTTCTTTGATGCTAACTAGATGTTTCATAATTAACCCCCTTCAGGTCAATTGCGTTTGTAAAAGCAATTAAACACTATGGGTAGGACAAATGCAATTGCCAGGCACAGCGTGTTGTGTGATCTACCTCACCCAAAGGCCTTGCCCATAGCGGTGAATGACCCATCAGCGTTAAATGGAATCATCTCCACGCTTACATTGCCACGCTTAACATGTATGATCACTGCCCCGGCTTGCCAGTTTGCATAGCCTTTAATGCCCAAATAAGACATCTTTTTCATGTCGCAGGTATGACCACACTCAACTGCCACTAAAACCCGCTCTAAACGCCCGTTAAAGGCTTCTGAATGGCATTGGTAGCCCATCCTATGAGTATGCCCCGTGATGGTTGAACGACCCCACCTTTTAGCGATATTCAACGCCGTACCCCCGCCTGCCCTGGATATTGTGCCTTCATCCCCATGACACATAACAAAGTTAGTTCCTGGTATGGCAAAAGGTTGTTTGGCGTAATGAATTCCTAAATCATCAAATGCCATAAATTTTGCATACTGCAACTCAGGCAATCCCATAAGCCCTGGGATGCGTTGTAAGGATTTATACAATCTATCGGAATGATTGGATCTTGATACCACATCAGTTTTTAGATCATACAAAATGTTTTGGCAGGTAATCCGATCATCATCTAATGTTTGCATAAATGATTCAGCCCGGCCTTCACTAAATCTTGAAATAGTGTTGAAGTCCATTTCATCACCAACATTAAGAACTAAATCAAACTTAAAAGCATTGACCAGTTTTTTTAGATTGATGATGGCTTCATTAAATTGAAATGGAATTTGCAAGTCTGACACCACTAAATACCTTGCATTAAAGGTTTTATCGCGTTTAGTCATCATCCTCATCTTCTGTTGGATCAATTCGCGGAATGATCTCATTGGGTTTAGTTGTTGGATTGATCCAATCAGGCATTGATGCACCGGGTTCTGTTATTAACCAAAATGCAACATCAGAACTAAAACCGGCCGCTTTTGCGGCACGGTACATCTCATTGAGTGTTACATAATGTGTTTCAAGCCGGTTTAATTGTTCGGCTTTGCGTGGTGTGCGCCGCTTTCGCTTTGGCACTTTTCGGGGTTTTTTAGTAGCCATAGACACCAATTTTAGATCATACGATTCCGCGAATGGCACGCTCAACGCCTTCTTCCAGGCTAATTTTTGGCGTGTAGTAATCGCTCATCAT